ACAAGCAATACACATTACTAAAGTCGATTTTGGTGTAATCTGTGGATTACGTACGCTAGAAGAGCAACGTAAGCTCGTTGACGCAGGCGCTAGTAAGACTATGAACTCCAAACATTTGGAGGGAAACGCGGTTGATCTAATGGCATATATAGGTTCCAGAGGTTCGTGGGAACTTAATTTATACGATGATCTTGCAGATGCCATAAAAGAGGGTGCCGAAGCCGCTGGAGTCGGAGTTCGTTGGGGGGCCGCATGGCATATCCCTGATATACGCGACTGGGATGGCACTATGGAAGAAGCCATGAATGCATACGTAGATTTACGTCGTAGCCAAGGAAAACGTCCGTTTATTGATGGACCACATTTTGAGTTGGTGGTGTAATATGAAGACTATATTAGGTGCAAAAGAAACGGCTCTCGGAGTTGACCCTGCGCATACAATAGAAATCGTGTGTGCTCATTGTGGGTACGATCTTGATGAATCAGAAGTCGAAGCAGATACTTGTTCTGACTGCGGTAAGCCGTTAAATCTAAAACAGCACGTAGTTATACAAGTTACTACATTACCTGCTGTCTTTGGCGAAACTATGTAGGTGAAATATGGCCCTAAAGAAGTTAGTATTTAAGCCCGGTATCAACCGAGAAATAACGCGTTACTCTGATGAAGCTGGCTGGTACGAATGCGACAAAGTACGCTTTAGACAGGGTTTTCCTGAAAAGATAGGCGGATGGCAACAAATATCAGGGACTACGTTCCTTGGCATTTGTCGGTCTCTATGGAATTGGGTCACTTTAGGTAGCATTAATCTTATTGGCGTTGGTACCCATTTAAAGTTCTATTTAGAGGAGGGTGGTGGGTATAACGACATTACACCTATTCGTAGCACTACTTCTGCGGGAGACGTGACATTTGCGGCTACTAATGGGACAGCAACTCTTACTGTTACTGATACAGGTTACGGTGCTCGTGAAAATGACTTTGTTACGTTTAGTGGCGCTGCATCGCTAGGCGGTAACATAACAGCCGACGTATTAAATGCTGAATATCAGATCGTTACTACCCCCACTGCGAACACATACACTATCACTGCTACAGCCACAGCCAATGCGTCAGATACAGGCAATGGTGGGTCGTCAGTAGTTGGAGCCTACCAGATACGTACTGGAGAGCCGTATGAAGTGCCTCTAACTGGTTGGAGTGGTGGCACATGGGGAGCAGGTGTTTGGGGTACAGGTGGGGTTTCTACTGAAGATATACGTCTATGGAGCCAAGCTAATTTTGGTGAAGACCTAGTATTTGGTCCTCGCGGGGGCAGTATTTTTTACTGGGATGCAACAAATGGAGTAAATACACGTGGTGTTTACTTATCATCTATTGGCGGTGCGTCTAATGTACCCGTCTCACAAAATTTGATTTTAGTATCAGATATAAACCGTTTTGTGTTTTGTTTTGGTACTAATGATGTTGGTACTGCTACCGTTGATCCAATGCTCATCCGTTGGTCTGATCAAGAAAATGTAGCGCAGTGGACACCAGCATCTACAAACCAAGCGGGGTCTTTGAGACTGTCACGGGGAACTGAGATAGTCGCGGCTAAACAAGCACGTCAAGAGGTCCTCATTTGGACCAACTCTTCGCTGTACTCGTTACAGTATCAGGGCGCACCCGCTGTATGGGGTGCTCAGTTAGTCGGGGATAACATATCTATAGCGTCTATGAACTCCGTTGCATTCGCTAGCGGCGTTGCTTTTTGGATGGGTAAGGATAAGTTTTATATGTACGACGGGCGGAGCCAACCTCTTCCCTGTAGTGTACGTCGATACGTGTTTGAAGACTTTAATACTTTGCAGTATGACCAAGTATTTGCAGGTACGAACGAAGCATTTCACGAAGTATGGTGGTTCTATTGCTCAGTAAACAGCGGTACCGTAGACAAATATGTAGTGTTTAATTACCTTGAACAGACATGGTATTACGGCACTCTAGCGCGTACAGCGTGGTTAGATTCTGGATTACGTGATTTCCCACTTGCCGCGACCTATAGTTATAACCTTGTTAATCATGAACAGGGTACAGATGATAACCAAACAAGTGTAACTGCACCAATTGCAGCAACTATTACCTCTGGGCAGTTTGATATTGACGATGGAGACAGGTTTGCGTTTGTGTGGCGCATAATACCTGACGTTACATTTACAGGGTCTACCGCTACTTCTCCTAGCGCAACAATGACTTTGCTCCCTCTAGCCAACTCAGGATCAGGTTATAATAGTCCGTATTCAGAAGGAGGCAGTGCATCAGGTACGGTAACACGTACGGCTACGGTGCCTATTGAACAGTTTACAGGACAGGTAAATACCAGAGTTCGTGGACGGCAGATGTCCATCCAAATGGAATCTGCTGATCTTGGAGTTAAATGGCAACTTGGCTCTCCTAGAGTAGATATGCGCCCTGACGGGAAGCGCTAATGGCTAATGACATTGAGCGAACAGAACCGCCCGCGTTACCTTTAGCGCCTGAAGAGTACCAACGTTCGTTTATGGACCAAAACAGTAATGTTTTGCGGTTGTTTTTTAATCGATTTATTAACTCGCTTAACAACCTATTTAGCACCGAAAGTGGGGGTAAGTTCCTATATATGCCTTGCGGTGCTTTCTACAGCACACAAGACCAAGCTGCCTCCAATGTTAATACCGGATATGCAGTGACGTTTAACACCACGGTGTACAGTAGTAAGGTTACACTCTCTAATAACAGCCGAATAAACGTCCAAAATCCCGGCACTTACAAGTTTGATGTGACGTTACAACTCGAACATAATAATTCCAGTGCAACTTCTGTTACTGTATGGGAGCAGAAAAATGGTTCTACAATAGCGTATTCAGGTCATAGGTTTGATGTACAAGGTAACGACGATTACGTTGCGTACTGGGGGTTTACTGTAGATTTGACCACAGACGATTACATAGAAATTTACTGGGCAACTGGGGACACACAACTAAACTTGCATACAGAGGGGGCAACATCACCTCACCCCGGTGTGCCATCGGCATCCATTGATATATCATTTGTTAGCAACTCATAGTGTGTGCTTGCCTAATGTAATCTACCATCTATACTGGTTAGTCCCTGTAACAGGAGCGAACCATGACCTTTGATTTTTTAGAGTTGTTTAACGCTGTCAGCGCAGCGCAAAAAGTAGTCACTAAAGACTTCATACCTGCCGAATCCCTAGAAACTCCAATAACTGAAGATGTAACTAATCTTGATAGTTTGGACGTAACATTAATCTTTTTTGTACTTGGGGAGGCTTACGGCATTCCTGAAGACGAAGAACTAAACGATTCTTGGCCCTACGAAAGTGTAGAGTTACTAAGAAACTTTATATTTAAGCATAAAACTAAAGACCCCGAAGACGAGTTTGATTCGATTAAAGCACTTGTGAAGGAGCTATCATGATTTACATGACTCAGTGCCGCACAACGTGTACGACCGATACCACTCTAATTGACGATATACCCTACCCCCAGCATGTTCACATCCTACCGGATACGTTCCGTAGAGCAAAATCTGGATTAAAGTACCCACCCCATGTGTTGATAGAAAGCCTTATTGACGACGAGTTGCGTAGCTATGTAGCTGACAACCCTGTCAAAGGTAAGACTGGATTTATCTTTGCTGCTGGTAATCAAGGCTGGATGGTTAACAATGGGCGGTACGATAAAAACCCTGATACGCAACTGCATTACAAAGTTAAAGTGCCGTTTATTGTACTTACTAATATCTATGCAGGGCGTATAGCAAGTATGTTTGGTGTTCACGACCACGTATCAACAGACGCTAGTGCTTGTGCTTCTAGCCTACATGTACTAATGAATATGCAAACATTAATGGATAACTATGGATTTGATCGAGTTATTGTATTTAGTGGTGAAGATAGTGTGAACAACCTCGTCCTAGAGTTCTTTGGTGAAGCAGGTGCAAGTTTGCAATACAAAGACCAACGAGTGGTTCCTTCTGCATTTGATGATAAGAACCAAGGATTTCATATTGGACAAGGCGCTGTAGTTGCTATATTTGAGAAGGAACACGCGGGCATGGCTGATCCTTTAGCTAAATTCGTTGGCGCGTACAGTTCCGCAGAGGATAATACAAACCCTTTAGGGCAACGCCAAGACGGGTCTGGCTTTAGTAAAGCTATCGAAGGTGCATTATTTGTAGCCAAAGCACATCAAAATAATGTAAGGTTAGTTAAAACGCATGGAACTGGTACGCCAGTCAACAATGCTGCGGAAAAATCGGCACTCCTACGCTCTCTAAACGAGTTTGTAGCAACATCCTACAAACCACGTATCGGACATACAATGGGTGCTAGCGGACTATTGGAGACTGGATTGTTGCTACGCGACCTAAAAAGCGGCTTTGTGCCGAAAATCCTAAACAGGACTCAGGATGATTCTGTGTTCTTGTCTTCTGACGCCCCCATTCCCGAGGGCCTAATGCTCAGTCTTGCTGCTGGCATGGGTAACATATACTCGGCTGCGTTGTTTTCACGGGAGGTGTAAAGTGGAAATTGTAGACAGTAAGGAGAAATTGCTTAAAGGGCCTGAGATTGTTGCTATGTCAGCGTACAATATACCAGACCTAAAGTATCCAAAAGAAGTTGTACTAGCAGCAGTTGGAATGGAGTTTACATTACCTCGGACCGATCTTGTACAGATTGGTAATACTGTTTTTGTAGCCCATATGGGTAAAGGCAAGAGCAAGAAGAAGGCGGTAGGGCGAGCTTTTAATGTCGATACGGGACGGAACTTCATTGTAAATGGGTTTAAGTATTTTACGTATTTACAGCAAAAGGGCATCACGCACTATACAACAGAGTTCTATGGCCCTGTGTTTCTAAATGGTTTTAAACTATTTAAGCGTCGCGCAGACCAGCAGGATACTGAGATTGCAATTGGTAAGTATAGAAATTCCGACAAGTATGTGGTGTTCATGCGACTTGGTAAGAAACCACTGATGCGAGGGTTGTAAATTGAGTGTTATTCTCGATGCCGCAAAAGACACAATAGACTGGGTTGCTGGCGCAATCAGTGATGTTGCGTCTTTTATCACCGATGACATTCTAGAACCTGTGATGGGTTTTGTAACCGAGACTATGGACGCCCTAGTTGATAATCCGGTAGAGACAATAGCTAAACTAGCAGCCACATTATCGGGATTCGCATGGGCTGTACCGTTAATTGACGGTGCATCTGTTGCCGCTAATGGTGGAGACATTGGTGACGTACTTAAAGCTGTTGCTGTGTCCTATGTGGCGCAAGCAATTGGTGGTGAAGTTGCACAACAGACCGCTCCATTTGTTGACGAGTTTATCGGTGAAGCTCTTAGTGAGGGTGTTAAAGCAGTAGCAGTACAAGCAATTACGCAAGGTACGGTTGGCGCTACACACGCCGTAATTTACGGCGAAGACCCTCTTAAAGCATTTGCTAGAGGAGGACTCACCGCTGTGGTATCCGCAGGGTTAGGTCAAATTGGCGAACAACTGGGTTGGGAGGTAGAAATCACTAACCCCGACACAGGCCAAAGAACTACCCAAGCTATACCGAATGTTGTTCAAAATATGATTGGTGCATCAATCACTGCTGAACTTACTGGGCAAGAAATTACACCGGAACTAATGGCTACTGCGTTAACACGTGGCCTGATAACAACTCAGCTTGTACGCGACTATATTGTTACTAATCCTGACATTGGTGATAAGGAGATAGGGTTCATTACTGCGGCATTTCAGCGCACTGCGGCTATAGCACTGTCTGGTGGCACCGGAGAAGAAGCTGCTGCTCAACTTATGGGCGTTTTATCTGCGTACGGAATGGAAGAACTGCACGACCAGATCGAAAACTCTGGTATAGGGGATTTTATTGGTAGCACATTAGATAAAATATCTGGAGACTACCAAGCAGTTGCTGAGCTTGCGGCGCAATATGATGTAGTTGGTCCCCGTCTTGATTCCAATTATGCCGAATTTAGAGAAAAATACGATGCCTTAAAGACTCAATGGGATGTATTAAACGAGGCTAAAGAACGGGCACGGGAACTTGGTATAGAAG